TCAATCATTTTCTGTTTGAGATCGCCCCTTTCGTCCGCGCTTGGGGACGTAAAAATATTTCAAAACTATGGGATAGATTAAAGCGAACAACGAAACGATAGCTGTGGCTAAAGTGAAAATTTCTTCAGTTAGCGTCATAGCCAAGGAAACCGTGAAGGCTAGTGCAGTGTAGGTTGTAGCAAAAAGCTTTGCAAACTCTTCTGCATACTTTCGAATAGAGGAAGCAATTATAAAATACAGACACGAAACGAGAGCTAAAATCATTTCAAAGGATAGAAAAACTATAATAAATGATTTTACAAAACGAAGCAAATTGTACTTTTTAATGATATTAAAGTAGCTGTCTTCTAGCCAGTTATTTCCAAGGAAAGTGGAATAGAACACGAAGATTTTAATGACAAACATAGTAAGAGATAAAGCAAGAACGATAGTGGTTAAAATGCCAATCAGTTTCAAAAAAATATTTAAAAGTTGTTTTAATAATCGTCTCATCTTAAACCCAATCTATTTTTTTAAAACCATTTTATCAGAAAGGAAAACACTATGAAAGCATCAAAACTATTTAACTGGATTTGGAGCAAGAAACAACAAGAAGAAGTAGAAGTATTTGCTGTTCGTCCGCATCGAATGGTTGACGAGAAGGCACGTGATTACAATGAAAAACACGGGTTGCCATTGGATCAGCTAGTGGGCTGATAGCTTGAAACATCTCTCAGCGTGTAGCCATAGCCTTGCCGTGGAGTGTAGCATATACTTTAATACCCCAAATTATAATCTACTTTTCCACACACACTTATCTTTAAAAAAACATGAAGCGGTGGGGCGATGGGTGCACGTTGAGAGCACTAAAAAGCACAGGTAAGGGCCTGTGCAAACAACAACATTTTACAAGGAGAATATATCATGAAACTAACAGAAAAACAAGTCGTATTTTACAGCGCTAAAAAAGATGGATTTCTTGAAAGTTACAAGGACAAAGGAAGCCTAGTGTTTGAAGCAGTTTTTGACAACTGTCTTTGGAAAGCACTACAGTTACCGATTGAGTTTTACGAAAAACAAAAAAACGAGCTCGACAATCTTGCTGAAGCGTTTGACTGTGAAGTGCTTATCGTAGAAGTCGAATACAATGTAACTAAACTTGACGGCTCGGACTTCGAACGCACAGAACGTAAAGAAGTTACAAGAGACGATATCAAAGCATTTTTGAAGATGTTGATTAATTAAATAATTGGCTGTGGTGGGAGGGTAGGCATTAAATATGGCAACTTTATATGAATTAACTGGTCAATTCCTTGAAATTTATAACATGGAAATTGACGATGAAACAAAACTCGACACGCTCGAAGCGATTGACTGGACTACCGACTATGAAAATAAAGTAGAAGGCTATGTCAAAGTCATTAAGTCGCTTGAAGCAGACATTGAAGCTCGCAAAAACGAAAAGAAACGTTTAGACGGATTAAATAAGTCCGATCAGTCAAAAATTGATAACCTAAAAGCAGCGCTTGCGGTTAGTATGACTGAAACTGGTCAAACCAGAGTTGATACCACACTATTCAAGGTTGGTTTCCGTAAATCCAAAGCAGTAGTAGTCGATGAAGATAAACTTCCTAAAAAATATCAAATCGTTAGCTACAAGCCAGACAAGAAAACGATTAAAGAACTACTTAACAGTGGCTCAACCATCCGAGGTGCTCACATTGAAGAAAGGAGTAATTTAAGTATTCGATGAAAATTACTAAAGCTACAGAATTAAAAAATAACGATGCTTGTTATCTGATCTATGGCAATCCGGGATTTGGTAAGACTTCAGCAGTCAAACATATCCCTGGCAAAACACTGGTTATCAATATTGATAAATCAGCCAAAGTGTTAAGCGGTTGTGAAAACATCGATATCGCAGACGTAGACACTCACAAAATTTGGGATGAATGGCTAACAATCGTCAAGGAACTTTTAAAAGGGGCTGGGCAACCATACGACACTATTGTAGTTGACAACGTTTCAGAGCTATTCCGAGCATGCCTATCTAACCTAGGGCGTGAAGGAAACAACAACCGTGTTCCTTCACAAGCTGATTACCAACGTGTCGATTTCACTATCCTTGATAGCTTACGAGCTTTGTTGCAACTCAACAAACGAATCGTGTTTATCGCATGGGAAACCTCTGATCAGTGGACGGATGAGAATGGCATTATCTACAATCGTGCCATGCCAGATATTCGCTCAAAAATCTTGAACAACTTCCTTGGTTTAACGGATGTGGTTGCTAGACTTGTTAAGAAAACTACTGAAGATGGTGAGGAAGTAAGAGGGTTCATCTTGCAACCGTCAGCGAGTGTCTACGCCAAGAATCGTCTCGATGAGCGAAAGGGGTGTAAGGTAGATGAGCTTTTCACTACGGGATTACCAGAAGGAACTGATAACTGACATTATTGAATCCATGAAGCGAGGTAATCGCAAAATCATGGTTCAATCGCCCCCTCGAAGTGGCAAAACAGTAGTGATGGCTTACATCGCTAAAAACGCCACTGATAAAAACAAAAAAGTCTTGTTCTTTAGTCATCGTAAAGAGATTAACGAGCAAGTTATAGCAACCTTTGAACGTGGTGGCGTCAATCTCGACAATGTCACCATCGGAACAGTAGGAAGTCTTGTTAAAAAACTAGATAAACTACCTAAATTCGATGTGATATTAGTCGATGAAGCACATCATATCAAAGCCAAGCAATATCAGACCATCTTAACTTATTTCAAAGATGCAACGCAATTATTCTTTACTGGGACGCCTATCCGACTAGATGGCGCTGGTTTCCGTGATTTAGCTGAAGATTTAGTTAAAGGAAAATCGGTTAAATGGCTACAAGAGAACGGAAACATTTCAGAATTTAGTTACTACTCAATCAATCTATTAGATTTAGATAAGCTCAAAACCCGTTCGGGTGAATACACCAACCAATCCATAGATAGTGCGTTCGAATCATCGGCAGCAACATACGGTGACTATATCGACCACTACAAGCGTTTAGCAGAAGGTAAACAAGCCATTGTCTACGTCCACAACGTAGAATATGCTAAACGAGTTGCTGATCGTTTCAACGAGAATGGTTATAGTGCTGCTATAGTTTCCGGTAAAACACCAAAAAAAGAGCGTGCTGAAGCTATGGAACGTTTTAGAAATGGCGAGCTAATGATTATGGTAAATGTCAACTTATTCACTGAAGGAATTGACCTGCCAGGCGTTGATGTCTGTATCATGTTGAGACCAACTAAATCATTATCGCTCTATTTACAATTTGCTATGAGGGCGTTAAATCCCAGAGAAGGTAAAAGAGCTATCTTGATTGACCACGTTGGGAATTATAACACCCACGGTTTGCCAAACGATGACCGTGAGTGGACGCTGGACGGTGTTAAAACTAACAAAAATAACAGCGAGAAATCAACTGTTACTTGCGAGGATTGTTTCGCAACATTTTGGCGAGATCAATTAATTGACGGGAACTGTCCTTATTGTGGAGCAGTGGTTGTTAAGAAAAAAGAAATCAGAGATGTCGAACAAGAAAGTGTTGATATCGAATTACAAGAAATTAACCAAGGGATGGAATTTGTTTCCATCCAAGGTGAGATGGTAGAGGTCAAAAAAGAAGAAGCGGAAATTTATCGCAGAGTTAAGACATACAAGAAAAATTACACACGTTGTAAAAACCTAGCGGAACTAAAAGCGTTCCGACTACTTAATGGCTATCAACCAGGGTGGTTGTGGCACAAACAAAATGAATTAAATATTTGGAGATAAAAAACTATGGGAATTCTTTCAGTAAATTATGAAGCAGCAGAACAATTCGCAGCAATCGAAAACGGAACTTATGAAGTCTATGTATCACAAGCTGAACAATCGGCAACACAAAGCGGAACTGATTTCTTGGATATTCGTCTTAAAATCCGTGATGATTATCAACAGAAATTCCGTAACAATCTGATTTTCGACAAAGTATATGTCAACAAGACCACTCTGCAATATCCAGAGTGGGTGCTTCAAATGTATTGTAAGGCTGCTAAAGTTCCGGAAAAAACCGACATTCAAACAATCGAGCAATTCCTAGATCTTATCAAAGGTAAGTCTATGAAAGTAACAGTGGAAAACGAAACTTCAGAATGGAATGGCAAGGTTTACGAAAACTTGCGTGTTAAAAAACGTGAACAAACAGAGTTGCCACCTTATTCTGCGAAAGCAGAAAAAGCACCCGAAGTACCAGATCTAGATTTGCCGTTCTAAAGCTATGGTAGGGATGGTAGATTACGCCCTTCATTATCAAAAGCTAGGTTTTTCGGTCATCCCAATAGACAAAACAAGTAAACGTGCAGTCACCAAGTTCAAAGATAAGACGTTTAGTGAAGAAGAAGTAAAACGTTTGTGGCACGAACATCCAGACGCCAACATTGCACTACGTACGACTGACTTTTTTGTCATCGATATCGATGTTTCAGAAAGTGAGGATGGCTACCAGTCTTTAGAAGATTGGGAACTATCCAAGTATATTCCGAAAACATTAACGGCTAATACGCCTTCTGGTGGGAAACATATCTTCTTAAAAAAACCAAAAGGCGTAAATATTAGCCAAGATATTCGAGTTAAACCTGGTATTGATATTAAGGCAAACAACAACAATTACATTTTAGTAGCACCAAGCAATAATCCAAAAGGGAAATATTCTTGGAACAAAGACACCGACACGATAGCTGAAGCCCCTAAAGAAATAGTGGATATCCTGAAATCGGAGCAGGAATATAAACCTTTAAGTTTTTCAACAAACTATAAAAAAGGTGAGTTTTCAAATAAAACCGCTAAATTATTCGAGCAAATCGTTTTCGGTTTTGGTGATAAAGGCGGAAGAAATAACGCCCTAGCTAGTTTCGTCGGTGGCCTACTAATTCGTGAGGTAGATGTGGATGCGGTTTATTTGTTAGCAAAAATTGCCAATCACTACACTCCGGAAAGTTTGTCAGACAGCGAGTTCGACAGGACGTTTACAAGTATGCTTAGAAAGGACACAGACAGTAAACATGAAAATACCGCCACACATTCAACAGATTAATGAAGAATACAAGGAAAGAGTTGTTGACCGTCCTGTGTTCCTAAAAAAGCCAAACGATTGGCGAGAAATCCGTTTGGCATGTAAAAATTACCGTGAAATGTGGCTAGAGAAAGCATCGTGGAAGAAACCCAACCAATATGGTGTAGAGGAGAAGAAGGATAATCCACCTACCCGCCTAACTGAATTAGCAGTAGCGGAAGGGATGGAAGAAATTCTTTATATCATCAATCTTCCTAATGATCGTGTTGCTATTTATGACCCAGATAAAGGGTATTACCACAAAGACCCTAGCTTTGCTTATCGTGTCATTCGATTGCTAGAGCCTAACTTTAATGAGACCAAGGCTAAAAACGTTCTATTCATGCTTGCATCAACTACCAGAGTAAACCAACGAGAAGATTTCTCTTGTAACTTTGCTGTCGGTGAGTTTGAAGAGCCTAATCGTTTCATCCTCGTCAAAAATGGTATCTATGATAAGAAAGAACGCATCTTAAAACCATTCACGCATGAGTTCGTAGCATTTTCAACAATCGCTACCTCTTACGACCAATTCGCAGAATCACCAGTGATTAACGGTTGGGATGTGGATAGTTGGTTACTAGACCTTATGAGTGGGGATGAAGCCCTTGTAAAACTTATCTGGCAAGTCATTTCTGCCAGCCTTAACGGAAATTACTCTTACCGAAAATCTATCTGGTTTGTCGGTGAGGGTAATGACGGTAAGGGTACAGTGCAGCAACTTATCACCAACCTTGTCGGAATTAAGAACATTGCTAGTCTTAAACTCAATCAATTTTCAGAGCGTTTCGCTTTGTCAATGATTGAAGGAAAAACGGTCATTATCGGGGACGATGTGCAAGCGGGTATCTATGTGGATGAATCTTCTAACTTTAACTCGGTTGTTACCGGCGAGCCAGTATTGGTGGAGGAAAAGAACAAACAACCTTATACCACAGTCTTTAAGAAGACGGTTATTCAGTCAACGAACGAGTTACCACGGTTTAAGAATAAAACGAACGGAACTTATCGACGTTTTGTGATCATACCGTTTAAAAAATCATTCAGCACAAAGGATGATAATTGGGCAATCAAAGACGACTACATTTATCGCAAAGATGTCCTCGAATATGTTTTGAAGAAAGCATTAGAACTATCCTTCACTCGATTTGATGAGCCACAAGCGTCTATTGAAGCCTTGGAAGATTTCAAGGAAAGCAACGACACAGTTAAATCATTTGTAGTCGAATGGTTCGACAAGTTCGAATCCACTCGGCTACCCTCAAGGTTTTTGTGGTGGTTGTATCAAGAATGGTGCAAGGAAGAAGGCGTTACGAAATTGACCAAACGCAAGTTTGAAAATCAGTTAGCTAAAGTAGTACCGTCTGAATGGGTTAAGAAACGGGCTATACCGGGACGGGGTTTCATCCCTTCAGTGGATGTTCCAAAGCATTACTACACATTCTCTTGGTCGGATGAAGAACGTGATGCAACGACTGTATGCTATGAAAAAATTACCGTTACCGTTTAGATTACCGTTTAAAACGATATACGGTAACCCTCACAAACCCTTTAACCATACCGTTTTACACCATTATATTACCTTATTACCTTATTTATATATTGAAATAATAAATAAATAAATAAATAAAATATATATAAGGTGAACTTATAACGGTAAGGGTAATATTAGACATAAAAAACAGTCAAAACCCTTGGTATCATTGGGTTTTAGACGGTTACTTTTATAAAAACAAGAAAGGGAACTATTTTTAAGTGAGTTCTGAACATAGTATTCAAAACCAAATACGGGTGGAATTATCAAAAGCTGGCTATATGGTATTTCGAATTAACGTTGGTAAAGTCAGAATGGCGGACGGGCGTTGGTTCGATACGGGAGCACCGAAAGGGTTCTGTGACCTATTTGGATTTAGACCAGACGGACAGGTATTTTTCATCGAGGTAAAAAATGAAAAAGGTCGAGTGAGAGACGACCAAAAGAAATTTATGGATGCCATGCGAAAACGAGGAGCACTCGTTGGCGTGGCAAGAAGTGTTAAGGAGGCTATGGATATAGTCAATGGTAAAACAGTGGAATGATCGTATGGCTGGCATTAAATACGCACTAAGATAAAAACGAGGAGTGAACTATGACAAATATTAGATTACAAAATCCATACACGGATGAAACTATCAAGGTGAAAGAAGATTATAAATATATTCTGAACATGCTGAAATGGATTGAGCAAGGCGATGTGAATTATCTTTATTTACAGCAGATTGAGCCAGAAGAAAGGGTGATTACTATTAGCCCTAAGAATTTTGCGAAGATTGATTATTACGAGGAGGAAGTAGAAGATGAAATATAAAGTTATCGTCTACTACGACAGCATGGAAGACAGTGAGCGAGTCTTCAGTAATGAGAACGATGCTATCAACGAATTGCACAGATTGAGACTGAAATATCGCAATGCACGAAAATATAAGGTTGAAATGGTGGAAGTAGATGATTAGAACGAAGTATTTACGTGAGGAAACTGACAATCTTAACCATCTAGGAATTGATAAATTAATCAATAATTTTCTTGCAAAAAAACCAAATATAGAAATTATTGATATTAAATATCAATCTAACGTGGCGGTAGCAATCTATGAGCATGACTTTTGCAGAACGTATGATATATCAGCACTGATTATTTACAAGGAGAACTAACGATGATGAAAAGAAATGAAGCAGTACAGAAATTAGCAACAGTAGGACGCCTTTCAATGGCCCATGCTGAGGACTTATATGATTCGATTATTCCTAAACCAGTAGTTCCGAAGTACGTGGCGGATTGGTATGAGGAGAATAAGGATGATTTTGAAGTAAATCTATTTAACTGTATCTGCGAAGCTGTTGAAAATTATGCCGGAAGCTCTTCAAATGAATTTGAGAATTGGTTGATGTCCAAGGAACTCGAAGTAATCCAAACGCTCGTCAACATGCACCAGTTTGGGTATGAGGTCGAGGAAGAGCCTAGATACACAGTTGAAATCAAAGGGTTTGACGATGATGACACCTTTTTGAATTACAATACAGATTGGGACTATTGGTTTCTTGAGGACGATAAGAGAACGGAGGAGGTAAGAGTAGCCCACACCCGCAAAGAGCTAGAAGAAGCTGATTTTGGCTGGGTATTCGATTGCCCAGGCGTGGAAGTGAAAGAGGTGGAATAGGTGGATTTATTAGAGTTAAAAAAAGCAGAAGAAATTAGACAACAGATTGAAGAATTGGAAAAATTTATCAACTACAAACTGTCGCCTCTTGACAAAGTTTTTATTATAAAACAAGAACCAAGATTCAAGATGGCAATTAAAAAGAGATTCTTTTTTGATGAAAAAACTATGGCAATAACATCGGAAATTTTATCAGACGCAATCAATGACGCGTTGAAACAAACAATCAAAAAATTAAAGACACAATTAGTAGATTTAGGTATTGAAGTTGAGGAGGTGGAGTGATGGTAAAGTTTATCGAGGTGATTCCCGTCAAATATGGAATGGATAAACCAAAAATGCTAATTAATATCGAAAATATAAGCTACATCAGAGAGGAAAGTGAAGCAATAACATCGATTTTTTTAAAAGATGTCCCTTTGGATGGATGGTTCGGAAAACCTGAATTTGACAATCCTTTGCATGTAAAAACGCCATTTATATTCATTGCAGACGCCATGTTAGAAAAAAAGTGAGGTGGAGTGAGTGAGCAAACCTAAAATTGGGTCGTATTGGACACATAAAAAGACTGGAAGAGATTACAAAATTCTCTGCGTCGGTCTATGGGAAGAGACGCCGGAAGAATGCGTCGTCTACGTTTCAGAAGAGAACGATAAATGCTGGATTAGACCTCTTGAAATCTTCATGGACGGAAGATTTGTGGAGCGACCTTATTATTGAAGCGGAGGTAACGGATGAACAATCTTAAATGGTTAAGGAAACAAAAAGGTCTAACTCAAGAGGAGTTGGCGAGCGAACTTGGTATAACAAACCGGAGCTATCAGAGAATAGAAGCCGAAGAGGTGCAGATAAAACCAAAAGAATTAAAGGTATTGGCAGATTATTTCGGTGTTAACGAAGGATATATTTTGGGGTATAGCACACGGGCCCGGGACAGTATTCCAAAGCTTATCACTAAAATCAACCAATGGGCAGACGAACGCAACTTAAAGCAAGCTGACCCTAAAATTCAGTGGATGCGTATCACTGAGGAAGTGGGAGAAATTCGGGATGTACTCTTGAAACCGACTAAATTCACGGAACCGCAAGCAGCACTCAAAGACGCTATCGGTGACACGCTAGTAACGATTATCGTGCTGGTACATCAATTAGACCTAGATGTGACTGAGTGTCTAAGCGTTGCTTATGAGGAAATCAAAAACAGAAAGGGAAAAATGGTAAATGGAACATTCGTTAAGGAAGAAGACCTCAAAACGAGAGAATCAGCTAATAGTAGCCACAATTCTGCTAGTGCTATCGCTGGCGATTAATATTGCTACAGCGGTCTGGGTAGTCAACCGACCTATCGAGATGGTACTTATCCACAAAGCAGATAATGCCGTTGAATTACACGGAAAGGTTACTGGAAAGTCAATGGTCGGGAAACTCTACACGCTCGATTGTGGGGCGTATGGCAAGTTTCTGGTAAGTAAGGAGCAATATGACAGCGTGAACATTGGGGATGATATTCCCAGCTATTTGAAGGAAAGAGGTAATTAAGATGACAGAAACTATTAAACTACCAAACTGCTACGAGCCCGATTGGGAAAATGCAAGATATGGCTCATTGGAAGAGCTTAAAGAGTTGCTACTCTACAAGCGTATCGTGAAATGGGATAAAGATTTTCTGTTACTTGAAGATGGCACAAGGGTCACTATTGAAATGTCTGAAAGTGAGTGCTGTGCCTATGCGGGCGGGGAGTTTCAAGATGTATTACTTGACGCCGTGATTACTGATGTTGAAATTGGTGAACAAGTAAAAGAGGAAAGCGATTGGGGGGAAACTACTAGTACGAACACGGTTACCATTTATCATAACCAGAACCCAATAGCCCTAGCTGAATGTGAGGCTAATGACGGAAATGGTGGCTATTATTACAGCGTGGCCTCTCTTGTTATCGGGGGAATCCACTTTCCAGTAGCAGAGGCTTAGAAAGGGAGAGGACAATGATACCAAGATTTAGAGCGTGGGATAAGGATTTTAAAACCATGTATGAAGCTGACGATATTGTGTATATCGATTTCGAAGAGAAACAAATTTGCGTAAAAACACTCTTTTTTGAGAGAGCAAGTCGCTACGATTTCAATGACATCGTTTTAATGCAATCAACAGGACTAACCGACAAGAATGGCAAAGAAATCTTTGAAGGGGATATTCTTAGCGTTGAAACCGATGAAGAAAATGTAAAAGTAGAGGTTTCTTGGGATAGCAAACATGCTTTGTTTGTGTTTGAATCAAAAAAATACAACGAGAAGGAACCTCTGGCTGAATTGTTTGAAGATAATTCTTATCCGTTTAAAATCGTCGGGAATATATGGGAGAATCCAGAACTATTGGAGGTGGGGCAATGAATAAGCGGCAGCAAAAAAAAGCAGTAATGAAAAATGTCTCAAAACTCTATGATGTGGTTTTTGAACGTGGTCGTTTCAGAAAAGATATGGCTATTGTCTGCGGGATGGACCCGCTGTGCAGACGGATACTGTCGACAGTTATGGTCAAACACAGCCGATATGAGTGGAGTTTTGGAGAACTTACAGAAATCTCGTTAGAGGGATATGTAACGGATCGTAAAGTGATAGAGAGGTAGACTAATGCCTAGTAATTACCCCAACGCTGGACTGCCCAAAGAGCTGTTTCAACGGCTTGTGGACGAATTTAACGGGCTGAAAGCGGAGCATAATAGAACACTCACCAAGCACATCCAAGAGGTTAAAGAGTGTGACCGTCATCAAGCTAGGAAATATTTCCAGAGATTCGACAACGTGGTTAAAGAACGCTCGAGACTGTCGCCCGCAACTTTAAACGATATGCGAGAGTTCATCTCAGACAATCTATTCGACGACTTGCACGCTTATCTGGCAGAACATTATTCTGGAAAGTATTGCACAGGTCGCCAAGCCGTTGATAAGACGAATGCAGGGCTTACCGAGGAACTATTTCAACGTTATCGCAAGGAAGTAGAAGCGTTAAGAGCTACTTATCCAAACAGTATCGTGGCACATATCATGGAAATTAAGGGGTGTACAAAGAAGCAAGCTAAGAATATCTACAGTGCTATCAATGCACTCTATGTAGAGCATGTTAATTTGACACCTCGCAAGGTCATCCAGTTAGAAGGATTGCTATCCAGAGAGCTATTCAGTGAGATAGCCAAGTATGTGTTTAACCGCTACGAATGGCCAGAGAGCCTAGACAGTGAGGTTGACCGTATTACCTTGGAATACCGCACTAAAGGGGATTTGGGGCGCAACAAGCCAAGCGTTAAACGTGCACTATATACAGCGTTAGCTATGGGCTTGTAGCGGTTCGAATCCGCTATAAGTCATTGCCAGCAAATAATAAGTTATAGAATCGAGGAACCTTTTTTATTTTGTTACCCTAGCCTTGCATAGCTGGTGGCAGGGCTAAATATAACGTATGGGAGGTGATAGACTAATCCTTCTTTATTCTTGTATAAAAAAAGACCGACGCAATGGCCGGCACTCTTTGGAAATCAACACTACTATTATACCAGAGAGGGTCCTAATATGCTATTGCCGGAAATTGATGAAAAAGCAACAATCAAACGTTGCAAACGCAAACTTCGAGAATACCCACGATGGCGAGAGATTGCACACGATAGCGCTGAGCAGAAAATAACACAGGAATTCACATTTATGCCCAGAGGTGGCAGTGGAGTGAGTAGACCGGTGGAGAATATTGCAGTTAGGCGTGTCGATGCACTGAACGAGCTAGAAGCCATAGAGCAAGCAGTCAGCGGGCTATACCGTCCAGACTATCGCAGAATTTTGATAGAGAAATACCTAGCTTATCCGCCCCAACCAAATTGGCAAATAGCACAGTCAATTGGGTTTGAGAGGACGGCCTTTCAGGAATTGCTAAATAATGCTATCCTAGCATTTGCAGAATTGTACAGAAATGGTCAATTAGTCGTAGAACGCTGAATTTTCGGTATTTTGACGGCTAAAACACGGCGCCTTACAACTGTTTAAAGTGGTATTATTGTATTATCGAAGAAAAACGGAGACAATTCATTTTGTGGGTTGTCTTTTTTATGCACAAAAAATCTAGCAGTGAAGGAGGTGGACATATTGGGCTAAATCAACGACAGAAACTATTTGCTAGTGAATATATCAAACTAGGGAATGGCACACAAGCAGCAATTAATGCTGGGTATAGCCCAAAAACATCAGGCGCACAAGCTGAGAAATTGCTGAAAAAAGCTGAAATAAAAAGCTTTATCACTGCCGAAATCGAGAAGATGCACGATGCAAATATCATGACTGCAAAAGAAGCCTTGTCCATCCTATCCGACATTGCGAGAGGTAAACGTGATGAAGAAGTCCTCATGATGAATCCATTGACTGGTGAAGTTGAGAGGCTTATGAAGAAGGCTGACAACAATACAGTTATCAAGGCAATTGTTGAAATCTTGAAACGTTATCCAACGGCTAAACAGTCCGAGAAATTGGAACTTGAGATTAGAAAACTAAGAGAACAGCTTGATAGCGGTATTGAAGGCACAATGAACCTCAACATTGTCAACGCATGGGAGGATATCCCAAATGACAACGATTGATATTCAGAAGAATGTGAACCCTAATTTCAAAACGGTTTGGCAGTCTCAAAAGCCTTACAACGTCTTAAAAGGTGGACGTAACTCATTTAAATCATCGGTTATCGTGCTGAAACTTGTCTATATGATGATTAAGTACATCATGCAAGGCGAAAAAGCTAACGTGGTAGTCATTCGTAAGGTAGCAAATACAATCCGTGACAGCGTGTTTAACAAGGTTCAATGGGCTATCAGTATGTTTGGACTGGACAATCAGTTTAGAGCGACTGTAAGCCCGTTTAAGATAGTTCACAAGCGGACTGGTTCTACCTTTTATTTCTACGGACAAGATGACTTCCAGAAACTAAAATCAAATGACATCGGGAACATTATCGCTGTTTGGTACGAGGAAGCAGCTGAGTTTGACAGCGCCGAGGACTTTGACCAATCAAACGTCACTTTCATGCGTCAGAAGCATGATAAGGCTCCGTTTGTGCAGTTCTTTTGGTCTTACAATCCACCTAGGAATCCATACAGCTGGATAAACGAGTGGTTTGAAGAGGTTAAGACTAACGAAAACTATCTAGCACATTCAAGCACTTATCTCGATGATGAGTTAGGTTTCGTGACCGAGCAAATGCTGGAGGATATCGAACGCATTAAGCAGAATGATTACGACTATTACCGCTATCTATACCTTGGTGAAGCAGTTGGACTTGGTAATCAGGTCTATAACATGAGTACGTTTCACGCTATCGACAGTCTACCAACGGACGATAGACTTATCGGAATATCATTCGCAATGGATACAGGGCACCAGCAATCAGCAACTGCATGCGGCGCTTATGGGTTGACTGCAAAGGGCAATGTGATTCTGTTAGATACATTCTATTACAGTCCCGCTGGTCAAGTGATTAAGAAGGCGCCTAGCGAATTAACTGTTATGATCAGTAATTTCATTGACAAGGTACTTAAACAGTACCGAGTGCCTAAACTGAGAATGACCATTGATAGCGCTGAAGGTGCGCTTCGAAACCAATACTTCAAAGATTATAGGGAACGCTGGCACCCAGTGGCTAAAAAGAAAAATCAAACCATGATTGATATGGTTATCAGCTTACTAGCTGAAGGACGCTTCTATTACTTAGATATTCCAGCTAATAAGATATTCTACGAGGAACACAAGATGTATCGCTACGATGAGAAAACGATACATTCTGATGATCCGAAAGTTATTAAAGAGGATGACCACTGTTGCGACTCTATGAAATATTTCGTTTTAGATAACGCTAGGGCGTTAGATTTGAAAGCTTAAAGGAGCTAATGATGGGAATCATACAGACCATTAAGAACATCTTCAAAAGGAGTAATTACGTGATAACTAATCAAAGTCTAAACAGTATCACAGACCACCCAAAAATTGCTATCTCACCAGAGGAATATAGTCGTATCATGGACAATCTGCGCTATTTTGCAGGCAGTTTTGACCGTGTAAGCTATCGAGATAGCAATGGAACACATTTAAAACGTGATTTCAACCACTTGCCTATTGGGCGTACAGCATCGAAGAAGGTTGCCAGTCTTGTATTCAATGAGCAAGCAAAGATACAGGTTAATAATGAAACGGCTAATAAATTCATCAATGAAACGCTTAAGACTGACCGATTTAGCAAGAACTTTGAGCGCTATTTAGAGTCTTGTTTGGCCCTTGGGGGTTTGGCTATGCGTCCATACGTTGACGAAGACCGTGTCAGAGTGTCATTCGTGCAAGCCCCAGTATTCTTGCCACTGCAATCGAATACTCAAGATGTATCAAGTGCTGCAATCGTGACTAAAACACTTAAAACGGAAGGTCAGAAGACTAAATACTACAGCCTTATCGAATTCCATGAGTGGTCTAAGGATAGCTACACGATAACTAATGAGTTATACGAGTCAGAGTCTAAGACCCGTATCGGTCAACGTGTGCCTCTATCGCTACTCTATGAGGATTTAGAAGAAACTGTAACGTTAAACGATCTTACAAGACCACTATTTACGTACTTGAAACCGCCTGGCATGAACAACAAGGACATCAACAGTCCTTTAGGTTTATCTATCTTTGACAACGCTAAAACTACCATGGATTTTATCAACACAACGTATGATGAATTTATGTGGGAAGTCAAGATGGGTCAGCGTCGTGTGGCAGTGCCTACTCAAATGATTGACACGCAAGTTGACGCAAGCGGTGAGAAGATTGTCGTTAGGCGTGAATTTGAGACAGGGCGTAATGTTTATGAACAGTTTGACACTGGCGATATGGATAAGGGTATCGGCATCACTGACCTTACAACAGATATCCGCTCAGACGATTACATCAAAGCAATCAACAAGGGTCTAAGTATCTTTGAAATGCAACTAGGCGTGTCTGCTGGCATGTTTAGTTTTGATGGCAAGAGCATGAAGACCGCTACAGAGGTAGTATCAGAGCGATCAGACACGTATCAAATGCGGAACTCTATCGCTACTCTAGTAGAGCAATCATTGAAAGAGTTAGTTATTTCAATCCTAGAGCTTGCTAAAATCTACAACCTCTACGCTGGTGAGATTCCAACAATGGATGAAATCAGTGTCGATTTAGACGATGGTGTTTTTACTGATCGTAACGCTGAGTTTGATTATTGGTCTAAGATGGTAGCGTCTGGACTTGCTCCGAAAGTGATGGCCATTGAGAAGACTCTTAACGTCACTGAAGAAAAAGCTCAAGAGATTTACCAAGCAATCAACGATGAAACTATGGTAAGTGCTGATAGTTTCAGGACGGATGAAGAGGTTAGTATTTACGGGGAGTGATAGGCTATGGCTAAAAAGAAACCTATCAAGCTGAATGACCAGCAATTGATGTTGATGGCTGATAATGTTTCAGACATCTATCGTCAGCTATGTAACGACCTATTCGACAATGTGGTTGAGAGACTACATGACCGTGGGACTTACTACCTTGACCAACAGCCTTATCTATGGCAACTAGAGAAGATGGCAGACGTCGGGATGTTGAATGACCACAACATTAAACTCATTGCTGAGTATTCTGGTATCGCTGAGAAACAGATTCGATACATTATTGAGAATGAAGGGTATCAAGTCTATAAGGACACTCACGCTCAATTAAATTCTAACGCTTACGATTACAAGGTAATGAAAGACCTTATCAGCTACTCTAATCAAGCAGTTAATGATGTTCATAACCTTATCAATACGACACTGCCAAAGAGTGTGCAAGCTACTTACAAGGATATTATTGAGACTACGGTAGCTAAAGTAATCACTGGCATGGCAACACCTCAGAAAGCCCTAGATGAAACGATAATGAAGTTTCAAGAGCGTGGATTCTATGGCTACACTGATAGAGCAGGACGCAGGCAGAGAGCTGACGCTTACGCTAGGACGGTTATTAAAACGACTGCTAGACGTACATTCAATGAAATGCGAATGAGACCAGCTCAAGAGTTGGGTATTGATACGTTCTATTACTCGATGAAGCCTGCAGCTCGTGAGATGTGTGCGCCATTGCAGCATCAGATTGTAACTACTGGTCAAGCTAGGACGGAAGAAGGCATTAAAATCTTTGCCCTTGACGATTATGGCTATGGTAAACCCGGAGGATGTCAAGGGGTAAACTGTGGGCATACTATGACCCCTTTTATTCCAGGGGCCAACTATATGCCAGATATTGACGATGACTTGAAAAACTTAACGCCAGAGCAAGCAATAGAAAACGCTAATGCTCAATCTAAGCAGAGAGCCATTGAACGCTCTATTAGACAATCTAAGGAGATGTTGCATGTAGCAGAGAAACTAGGCAATCAAGAGCTGATAGACAAGTATAAGAGCAAGGTTAGGATCCAACAGGGAGCCATGAGAGACTATCTCAAACAACATCCGTTTCTACATCGTGATTACGCTAGAGAGAAGTACTACCACAATGATGACGCTGTTAAAAAGTTATACAAAACTATTGATAAACGTTCTAAAAAGGAGTACTATGAAATACTACAAAATTTGGGAAATAAAGCACCCAAGTCTTATAGTGATTTCCAAGGCTTGAGCCGTTCTGAAAAAGAGTCTTTGAGACAGGATAACAAGGTTGCAGCTTATGTCTGGTCTAGTACCAAGGAAAAACTGACAGACAAACAAAAACAGCAAGCTGTGGACGCTTATTACAATTTCAAAGAGCACGGTGTAAAGTTTGGTGGTCACGCTATATCCCAGTATATGGCTAGAATGCGTAGACCTAACGGGCAGATAATGTATAACTTTGACTCAATCCTGGCGGTTGCAAGTCTGCCACTAAACTATCAATCTGATTACAAAGGGCGCAAAGCTAAATACTATAACCGTTTGCTATTGATATACGAAAACAACTCTGATGAGATTGTCACGTTCATGAAGACTAGTAAACCCGCAAAATCATTGACGGAGATTAAGGAATGAAATATTCAAGTATTATCTTAAACATGTTAAAAAAAGGCGTGAATGGTGATGTCATTGATTACTATGATTTTTTTCTTGACCTAACAGCTAAACTTGGAGAAGATGAGGCTTTTGCTGATGGTTGGTTGGCAGAAAATGAGCCTCTTTTTGACCTTATCAATGATGAACCTATGTATTATTTCTATGTTGAGGAGGATACCGAAAATAGAGAACTGTGTCAGAATTTCCTAAAGCCTTACTATGAAAAGGCAAAGCAATTAGTAAAAACTTAGCGCTTAGAACAATCTAGGTGCTTTTTTCATGTAATAAATTGCTATAAACCACTAGAAACCGTATCGAATTCGATGCGGTTTTTCTTTTGACCTGTCGGATGTCGTAAAACTAGGCAAATTCAGTCCCTTGGACGTAAAACAAAGGAGTTTTAAGCATGAGTTTAAAACGTGACATGTTAGTTGAAGCTGGTATCGAAGACAAGGCAGTGATTGATTCCTTAATGAATGCGTACGGTTCTGGGATTGAGAACGCTAAAGCACAAGCTAAATCTGAATTACAAGCTGAAAACGACAGTCTTAAACAACAACTTGAGCAACAAAGCCAAGCACTTAGCGACTTACAAGCCAAAGAGGGAGCGAGTGAGGAACTCAAACAGCAATTGACGGACTTACAAGCTAAATTTGACACTTACAAGACTGAGAATGAAGCTAATCTTGCTCAAGTTACCAAATCTAACGCTATTCGCCTAGCTTTGAAAGATGTGGATGCTCACAATTCGGATGACCTTGCTAAATTTATCAATTTTGACGAAATCGAACTTGATGAAGCTGGTAAACCTAAACTAGACAAGGTTATTAAAGGACTGAAAGAAACAAGCCCATATCTATTCAAGCAAGAGAAACAAGCGGCACAGCCTAAAATCTTTGCTGGTGGGAACCCAACTGCTAGTCAGAACGGGATTACCAAAGAAGATTTTAAACGTATGGGTATCAACGAGCGTCAAGAGCTTTTTGATAAAGACCCAGAGCTATATCAACAACTGAAAGGATGATTTAATCTATGGTTCTTGGAACAACAACGACTGCACAAGTCATCAATCCACAGGTAATGGCTGACATGGTTTCAGCTAAATTGCCTAAACTCATCAAATTCACACCTCTTGCATTTATCGACACCACTCTTGTAGGTCGTCCAGGTGATGAATTGACCGTCCCACAATGGACTTACTCTGGTGATGCCACTGAAATCACTGAAGGTCAAGCTATTCCAATCGACCAACTTGGGACTAAAGAAACAAAAATGAAGATCAAGCAAGCAGGTAAAGCTATCGAAATCACTGATAAAGCTGCTTTGGTTGGTCACGGTAATGTCTATGGTGAAGCTACTAACCAGATTGCATTGGCTATTGCTAACAAGGTCGATAACGACATCGTTGAAGTTGCCAAAACTGCGACACAAAACATCACTGAAGCCCCGGTTTCAGTAGCTAACATTGACAAAGCCTTGGAAATCTTCGCAGACGAAGAAGATGCACGCTATGTGGCCCTTATCAATCCAAAGGACGCTATCAAATTGCGTGCTGACGCCGGTCAAAACTGGCTCAAAGGTTCAGAGGTTGGTGCTGATGTTGTCGTGTCTGGTACTTTCGGTGAAGTTGCTGGCGTGCAAATCGTTCGCACTAAGAAAGTTGAAGAAGGTAAAGGCTTCCTTGTTAAAGTCTCTTCACTTCAAACGGACACAGATGACGATGCTAAATATGGAGCATTCGTAATCAACTTGAAACGTGATGTCATGATTGAGAATGACCGTGACATCTTGAAAAAAACTACTGTCTATTCTGGTGATGAATACTACGGTGTCTATCTCTATGACGATTCAAAAGTCGTTAAATTCGGAGGTGCTTAATGGGTATGTTAATGCGTCGTCATTTCAACGGCGAGCAAACAGCACCCGTTAATGACGTTCAAGAAGAAGTGACTGAAACGCTGGAAGACAAGACCGTTGCTGACTTGCGAATCATCGCACAACAACGAGGTTTGACTGGTATTTCAGCGCTTACCAAAGCGGAACTCTTAGACCTCCTAAAATAGCAGAAGGAGGTGGTTAAATGACATATTTAACCGAAACAGAATTTTTTAAACTTGGATTTGAAGCAGTGGAAGATTTCGAAAAACTAGAAGCTCGTGCAGCGATGGCTGTCGACTTGTATATCAAGAACTTCTACGATTTCACCGATTTTGAAACAGATTTTGAGTCACGCAAGAAGGCTGTTAAGAAAGCAGTCGCATTTCAAATCGCTTATCTCGAATCTAGTGGCATTATGACCGCTGAGGATAAGACATCACTAGCAAGCATGACTGTCGGACGCACTCATGTAAGCTATCAGAATGGCTCTAAATCGTCTAACGGTGGTCAGAAGTACAATCTATCTCTTGACGCTCTAAACTGGCTTATGTTAGCTGGATTTGGCTGTAAGGCGGTGGGCTATGATAGATAAGCGTATGTTAGTTGATACTGTCACGATTCAAAAAACAGCGGGAGAGAAGGATGGTTGGGGGAAAGTAATATATGATGAGCCCAAAACTCTTAAACCCGTTAGATTTGATAGGGCTGTATCTCACACTGGCAGTGGTCAAAATCGGACTGAGAATCATTTCTCGGTTCTCATGGTCTATCCGAAATATACGCCCATTGAGTTGGATGATAGTTGGTTGAATGGTCGAGTCAATGACACTCACAGAGACTACATCATCCGTAAAATTATCCCTCAATATCACCCTTTTAAGCATACAATTCTTTGCTATGAAATCGAGGTGATCTGATGGGAACTACAGTATCAGTTAAAGTTGACCTTCACGGCCTGGAAAAGAAGTGCAGTCCCGAAGCAGTCAGACGTGGTCAGATTGCCATGAGTAGCCAAATGCTTATGGATATGAATAAGTACACGCCAGTACAATCTGGGCATTTGCGAGGTAGCGGGCATTCTAACGTTGATACGTTGGTTTGGTCAACGCCTTATGCAAGAATTAGGTTCTACAATCGTAGACTTAAGCTCTTCTTCTCAGAGAAACAACGAAAGTTCTTCTTTGCGAACAAGGATAGGTTACTCGCACATAAACCAAAACCTGGAACTGGTGGGCGTTGGGACAAGAAAGCTGCCGCTAAACACAAGAAGCAGTGGGGACAAGTTGCCATTAAAGCTATGGGGGTTAAATAATGAATAATAATGATTTTTCTGATGTGCTGAAGGACTTCCTAGCAGGTCTAGGTTTGCCACTGACACCTCGTTTAGATTACTTAAACGAAGGTGAAGACTTGGTAATATACGCATTACCCGGTGGCAAAGTTGAAGAAGAAGATATGGCTGGCACACAGATTCTGTCGTTGCCATTTGAAATTGCCATCAAATCTAAAGACCAGCAAAAGGCCAATGCCATCTTGTGGAAGATAAACACTGAGCTTTCCAAAATCGGATTCGAGCTACCAAGTTCAAACAATTCATACATATTCCTAGCCTTGACCGTCGAGACACCGAGTTTAAACGATGCCGACGAGCAGGGCTTTTATATTTACTTGCTTGATTTGCAAGCAAGGCTTGAAGTAGAAAGGAGCCTTAATTAATGGCTAAATTTAAAAATGCGATTCGTAAGCACTACATTGCAGCTTATGACCCAGAACATCCAGATACTCCACCAACTGATGACAAGTATATGTGGATTGCCAAAGGCATCAAAGAATCTGCACCAGAGAATGACGCAGAAGATGATGATGTAGCGTACTTTGATGGCGATGGTACTAAAGAGAAGGTTATCACTTCAAAATCTCGTGGTCGCTCGTTTGAGGGACACCGTGATTACGCTGATAAAGCTCAAAACTTTGTCGTTGACAAAGAAGACGCTGTAGCTGATGACCTCATCGTTTGGTACAAGGAAGTGACGCCAGACGGCAAATCTTACAAGGAAGGTCTTGCTCGACTTTCTGAAATCGAGGTCGGCGACGGTGAAGCGTCTGAGCTTGAGACTATCAAGTTCCAAGTTAACTGGTCTCGTACACCAGAGAAGCACGACATCACTTCAGCGCCAGCTGGACGTTCAACGGCAATTTCTGGAAGCACTGGAAGCACTGGAATTACTGGGACACCAGCAGTGACTTCTAGTTCATCATCAGACACCAACTCACCATCAAGCGTGGGTTGATCACTAATTAAATATAGAAGATAAGACAACTAAGAGGGTGGGGGTTAGCCCTTGCCCTCTTTTTTCGTATAAAGGAGAAATAACAACATGGTAGTAATTAAAAAACGTAGCAATGTCATTCCAGTCGATTTTGGTGAATTTCAACTTAATTTCCCAATGTCAGATAGCAATATAAAACGCATGGAAGAAGTCGGGAAAGAATTGGAAGCTAGGAGCCTAGCGATCCAAGGCACAGACAACAAGGCTGCAATTGATGCGGCAACGGAGTTTGTGAAAGAAGGTTTTACACAAATCTTTGACGATGAAGAAGCATTTAATCTTGTCTATGCGTTTTCGGGGGAATCAACAAATATCGCCATGTTCTATCTGATTGAAACCATTACCGGCATCCGTTCTGAATTTGAGAATCAAAACTCAAAGGCAGCCTTTGAAAAATATTTGGCTGAGTAATCATGCTAGATCTATCACGAAAATTAACGGATAAGTTAGTAATCGATGATAAAGAGTACGCCCTAGACCTTTCGTTTAACAACGTTTTGAAGCTCTTTGAAATGTGGAGGGATGAAGATGTTCCAGAGTTTGTTAAACCTCACTTTGGCATCCGTATCTTGACTGGTGAGACGCTAGAAGATTTCACAGTCGAGGAAATGGCAGAGATATTCAACGAGGTTTTCGAGGAACACATTAGCTTGTCGGAAGTCGAGGATAACCATGTTGAGTATGACTTGGCAGGAAACCCCATGAAGACCACTGCAAGCGATGAACCGAAGGAAAAGGCACCTTATGACATCCGTTTCGATGGTGATTATATCTACGCGTCATTCTTGCAAGCTTACGGCATCGATCTATTCGATGTCCAAGGCGAACTCCATTGGAAGAAATTCAACGCTCTACTTTCTGGGCTACCAGAGGGCACCAAGTTTATGGAAGTTATCAAAATCCGGAAATGGAAGCCACAGAAAGGCGATTCAGCAGAATACAAAGAGGAAATGCGTAGGCTTCAGAAAGATTATGCTCTCCCTAACGAGATTATCGAGGAAGAAGAGGAGTATGAAGAAGAATTTTAGAAAGGAGGATAATCTATGGCAGATGGTACGGTCACCATTAAGGCGTTATTTGACGGAAAGGACGCTGAAGGTGGGGCTAAACGCATTAAGAGTTCGCTAGAAGGCTTGAAAAGTGGAGCTGGTAAGGTTGGTTCGGTCTTCAAATCTGTATTAGGTGCCAACTTAATCGGTGGTGCTATCATGGGCGGAATCAGTGCTATTGGTGGTGGTATCAAATCCATGGTTGGTGAGCTTAATAGCTCAACTAAAGCATGGAAGACCTTTGAAGGCAACATGCAACAGATTAACATGCCTACTGCTCAAATTCAGCAAGTCAAGGGCGAGTTGCAAGACTTTGCATCCAAGACTATCTATTCAGCGTCCGACATGGCTTCTACTTATTCTCAGTTAGCAGCGGTCGGAACCAAGAATACAACCGAGCTTGTTAAAGGTTTCGGTGGTCTTGCAGCAGCGGCAGAGAATCCACAACAAGCCATGAAGACACTGAGCCAACAAGCAACCCAAATGGCTGCCAAACCTAAGGTTCAATGGCAGGACTTCAAGCTCATGATGGAACAAACGCCTGCTGGTATTGCCGCAGTTGCGAAAGAAATGGGCATGAGTACCGATGAAATGGTCAGAGCTGTTCAAGATGGCAAGATTAAGACTGAAGACTTCTTTGATGCCATAACTAGAGCGGGTAATAACCCAGTATTCAGCAAGATGGCAACAGAGTTCAAGACAGTTGACCAAGCTATCGATAGCATGAAAGAGTCTATTGGTATTAAATTGATGCCACAGTTTGAGAAACTCAATCAAATCGGTATCAAGGCAGTCGTAGGGTTAACCGATGCTATTGAAAGAATTGATTTCAACAGTATCGCTGATAAAATCGGTAACGCTCTATCTTCTCTTTGGAAAGGCTTCACAAACACGGGAGCTTTGAAAAACCTTGGTGCGACTTTTACTTACATCTCAAGCTCAATCAAGCAACTATTCAGCAAGATTGATGGTAGCAAGCTCATGCAGGGTATTGGTTCGGTGTTTGGTGACATTGCTAATGGCATCTCACAAGCCTTGAATATTGCCACAACATCAGTTAGAAGCTTCATCAGTTCATTTGCTGACACGGGGGCATTTCAGTCGTTTAAAGCGGCAGTGCAAGATACTTGGAACGCTCTTAAAGCTATCGGTTCATCTTTCAATGAGGTGCTGGGTAGCTCAGAAATGCAGTCAATCATAGCGGGTATTGGCTCAGCTCTTGGAACGCTTGTAAACTGGATATCTCAAGTTATTTCAGCAATATCTAGGTTTATCAGTGCAATTCCGCCGGGAATCTTAAACGGTATCACTAGCGGGATTCTGGCAATGGTAGCAGGTTTTATGACTGCAAAGGCTGGTATTTCAGCGGTAGGTGTTGCTTTGAAAGGGCTTGACTTCATCAAGAGTCTAAACCCATTCAAGAAATTCGGAGAGGACGCTGCAGAAGGAACAGAGCAAGCCGCTAATAGCGCTAGGCGTTCTAAGTCAACCATTACTCAGCTATTCAGCGGCATATCAAACGTCATCAAGTCGTCTGGTAATGCAATCAAAGGGATCTTGACAGCTATATTCAAAGGTATTGCTGAAACTTACAAAGGTTTCGGGCAAGGTATGAAACTTGTCTTGCAAGGCCTTAAAGGATTGAATCCAGCAACCTTGCTTTCGTTCGGTGGTGCCGTAGCTATCGCAGCCGTCGGAATCGGTGCAGGGATTGCATTGATCGTTGCTTCGTTCTCACTACTAGCAAGCCACGCAAGCGGTGTTTCACAAATTATTGGCTCTATAGGTTCAGCGTTCGGAACTGTTGTTGAATCAATTGGGAAGGCAGCAGGTTCTATCGTTGAAGCCTTTGGCACGGCATTCGGTATCGTCATCAAGGCGGTCGGTGAAGCTGCGCCAGGGCTTGCCAAACTTTCACCACTCGTTGAAGCCGTTGGTACAGCTATTGGTAACGCAGCCCCAGCCATTACGGCATTTGGTAATGCTTTTACTTCTATTTTGGGAACGTTGCCAGCTATTATTAGTGCATTCAGCGGACTAGTTTCTGCTATAGGCTCAGCTATCAGCCAAGTGGCCACAGCAATTACTCCGATCGTCCAAATTATCGGTAATACTATCACGGCAGTAACTCAAATAATCGCTAACGCCATTGTGGCAATCGCACCGGTTATCGCGAATTGCATTGTTCAAGTTGCTCAAGTCATTGGACAATTCGGGCCACAGATTGCAATGGTCTTACAAGTGATTGTCCAAGCTATTCAAGCAACGGCACCGGTCATTATGGCCTTGATTCAAGGGATTGTAACAGTCATTCAAACCATGGCACCAGTCGTTAGTCAGATAATCTCCGCCATTGTTACAGTCGTCCAAACTCTTGCGCCTATCTTACAATCAATCGTTACTGGTATCGTTCAAATCATCGGTCAGATTGCGCCGATTATCTCAGCGATTGGTGGCGTGATTGGCACTACATTGCAAGGTATAGCAACCGTGGTTCAATCTGCTGGTATGGCAATTGCTACCGCTGCAATGGGTATCGGTCAAGGTATCTCTACGGCGTTGGGTGGTGTAGCTAATGTTATCAGCTCAATCGGTTCAGCGATTGGGACAGCATTGCAAGGCATTGCCGATGTCGTGCAGTCGGTTGGTACATCAATCAGCACAGCTGCACAAGGTATTGGAGACGGTATCAAGTCAGCGTTTGAAGGTGTTTCAAAAGTCATTGAATCAATGGGTGGTGCTATTAGGTCGGTCCTTGATGGATTGGCTGACGTGTTCAACTCAATCGGTACGGCGGCACAGAAAGCTGGTGCAGGATTCAACCAGTTGGCTGACGGTGTCGTTAAAATTACCAACACCAGTCTTGGCGACATGGCTGCTTCTCTTGCAGCGGTTGCTAAAGGTGTTGGGTCAATTGGTAACAACTCAGCAGGACTTGCTCAAGCTGGTGCTGGTATGACTCAGCTTGGAAATGGTATGAGTAAGGTGTCTAGTTCAGCATCAAGTGCTGTTGCAGGTTTGAGTCAATTCTCAAGCACGATTACAACTATTCAATCGTCATTCACCAGCTTGCAATCACTGCTAAGCACAGCGGGTACTGCATTCAGCACGTTTTCAAGTCAAGCTATGCAATCACTAACTGGATTGTCTGCTATCGCAGGGCCTATCACGGCCTTCCAAACGCAGATTATGATGATAGTCCCATCACTTATGCAAGCGGCTACTGGATTGACTATGTTCAGCACGGTAGCAATGGGCTTGACCACTAGCTTGACCTCAATCGGTACGGCTATGACAGCGTTGACTACTAACATGACTACGTTAGCTACACAGCTAACAATGGTAACAACTAGCTTGACTATGATGGCTACTAGCTCAACTATGCTAGGGACTAGCTTAACTATGATGGCTACTCAATTCACGATGATTGGCACATCAATAACTATGCTCAACACTCAATTCATGATGTTCGCTACTAGCTTGATGCAAATGACATCACAACTCATGATGGCAGGGTCAGCGGTTACTATGTTTGGTGCTCAGCTCATGACTGCTCAGACTGGTTTCAGCATGGTTTCCATGATGGCTACTATGGTATCTAGTCAGCTTGCTATGCTTGCTAGCTCAGCCCAAATGGCAGGAGCAGGGCTTGCGATGGTAAGTGCTCAAGTTATGATGCTTGCTAGTGTGTTTGCTACAGTCGGAGCGGCAGCAATGACATTACAAGCTACGATGATGTCACTAGGTATGGCAGTAAGTGCAGGTATGATGTCAGCCGTCCAAGCGGTAACGTCTGGGTCTATGCAAATGACTGCAGCACTACGCTCTAGTGGCATGCAAATGGTTGCTAGCACACAAGCCTTCATGAATCAAATCGTGTCAGCGGTGAGAAATGGCATGAACCAAGTCGTTGCCGCAGTGAGAACAGGCGGCGCTCAAATGGTTTCAGCCATGCAGTCAAGCGGTCAGCAATTAGTGTCAGTTACTCAATCAGCGGTTAACCAAGCAGCGGCTGCAGCAAGGTCTGGGTACGGAGCATTCCACTCAGCTGGTGCTTACATCGGCCAAGGTCTTGCTAACGGTATGAGATCAGCTCTTGGAGCTGTTACAGCCGCAGCTAACGCACTCGTGGCACAAGCAGAACGAGCAGCACAAGCTAAAGCCAAAATCAACTCACCATCCCATCTATTCCGTGATGAGGTCGGTTGGTGGATTGGCCTTGGTATTGCTCGAGGTATCGATGAATCGGCTCCAGAGGTTGCCAATAGTCTCGATTATATCCGTGATCAAGTCAACGGCTTCAATGTTCGAGCTAATGCCATGCTCACTGGCGCTACCTCAAACATGGCTAGTCAGCTTAAGATGGAAGTCTTGCGTGATAAAACTCCAGACGCTACAATCTCAGCACGTCAAGAAGCCTATGCTGCTCACTCAGCAGGCTTGCTTAGTGATGTAATCGACGCTCTTGTGGACCTCAAGGACCAAGTCGCACAGGGTCAAAACATAGTTCTTGATAATGGTGCCTTGGTTGGTGGTACGGTTAATAACTTCAACAGTGCCATTGACACGATTAAAACGTTGAAAGGACGACACAGATTATGATTACGAAAATCAAAGAATATATCACGTTTGGCGATTTTAATAGTCGTGATGCAGGTTGGTACCTACAGAAACGCGAAGCACCAACGCCAGATGAGAAAGAGATTGTCGAGTCTATCCCCTATATGCAAGGGGAGCTTGACTTCTCTAGTGCTCTTGGTGAGCGTGTATTTGAATCAAGAGAGATTACATACGAATTCAAACTACCGTTTACCACGTATGAGAATCGCAAAATTGCTGAGAGACAGATTAAGTCAAGCATGGTCACCAAAACACAACGCAAGTTGAGAGATACTCACGACCGTAAATATTACTGGATGGCTAAGATTAAGAACATCAAAGTAGCAGACGACCCAATTAAGAAGAATCTGGTAGCTACTATCACATTCAAATGTTACCCATTTGCATTCCATGAGGATGAGTATTTTGATGATGTTTGGGATACGTTTGATTTTGAAAATGATAACTCAACATGGACTAAATGGTTTCTTGGGTATGAGAAGAAGAAAACACCCGTCTATTTCATTAATTCTGGAGATACATCTATCAGTCCAGTAATTCTCTGTAGTGAAGATATCACCTTGAAGGACACGAACGGGACTATCTATCATTTGAAGAAAGGCGAGAATAGAGACTTCGCATTAACTCTGGACATCGGAATCAACTACTTCGAAGCTCAAGGAAACGGAACGCTAGCAATGCATTACTCTAACGAGGTGATGGCATGACAGTATCTTGTGATAGTATTGAAATTTTCAACGTCAGTAGCACGGGCTATGCTATCCGTGTCAAGGGACTAAAGTCTAGCAATGGCATATCTGGGTTACAAGTTCCAACGTGGTCAGAGCACTCTGGCCAAGACGACCTTGTTTGGTACGACGCCTTGAAGTGGGGCGATGATTGGTACTGTACCATTAATACAGTTGACCACAATAGCGACAGTGGTATATATCAATCTCACTTCTACGTTGTTACTTCAAATGGCTCAAAAGAGTATCTTGAGGGCAAAGAGGTAACAGTGCCAGAGCGTCCTGCTGGCTTAGCTAAGAAAGCAGGGTACGCCATCTATTGGTGGCCTAGCTTCCTTGATAGACGATGGGACAAGCTCAATCGAACTACGGCTACACGCAAGGTTATTCATGACCCTTATAGCCCACTTGGAAACAAGATTGTTTCTGGTGAAATCAAGCAAGCTGTCAACAGTATCCACGAGCTGGAATTTGCAATTCCCTTAAACCATACGATGTACCAGAAGATGGTTCAGTTTAAATCTATCATCGAAGTCGTTAACCTAAGGGACAACGAGGTTGAGTTTGTCGGCCGTGTGCTAACAATGACCAATGAGATGTCAACTAACGGATTTGTTCAGAAGGTCGTTTGTGAAGACTTCTTGTCATATTTCCATGATTCTGCTCAATGGTTCCAGAAACTTCCAAATAATGGAGCTGAGGAATATTTTAAGATAATCCTTGAATCTGCCAACTCTCAAATCGAGGATTTTAAGCGGATAGCTCCTCGGAATATAACTGTTCGTGGGAAATCAAACCGTCCATACCGCTACATCGGATATGATTCAACTTGGGATACCGTGAAGGAACGCATCATCAATAACATCGGTGGATATCTCACGCTAAGAGAGTTCAACACAAGATTGTATGTGGATTGGACTAAAGAGATTGGGACTACAAAAGAAAGCCCAATCAAGCTAGGCCAAAACATCAAATCAGCTAGTCGAGAGGTTGATTTTGACGGCCTTGCCACAATTATCGTGCCAATTGGTGCGGATTTGCAAAGTCAAAACGAAGGGCAAGAGGAAGACCAAAGCCCAGATGTCTCACGGGCTCAGCTCGATATACGAAGCGTGAATGGTGGGAAGATGTATCTGGCCGACGAAGAGCTGATAAAAGAGTTTGGTTTTATTCGGAAGTCAGTAATTTGGACAGAAATTGACAATCCTAGCATTCTCTTGGCTCGTGGCAAGCAGTATTTGAGAAACCAAAAGATTGCACTGGCTAAATGGACGATTTCAGCAGTTGAGCGCTATTTGATTGATAGTCGATATAGCAAGTTCAAAATTGGTAATAAACACAAGATTATCAATGCACCACTTTCCGGAATTGAAACATTGCAAATTTTAGAGAAGAAGATTGATATACTGAATCCACAAACAGTTGATTTAACTATCGGCTCACAATCTCAATCACTATCAGCTTATCAATTGCAGACGCAAGAAGCCGATAGCTCGATCGAAAAACTCAAACTAGACCAATCTGTTGCTGCTAAACAGAAGAGACTAGACCAGTTAAACGCTCAGTTAACCTCGCTTAAAACCACTACTCAATCTAAGCCTGTCGAGCCAAGAGCTCCGAAATTGCTAGCGAATAATGCAACAGAAGCTGAGAAAGAAGCATACAACAGAGCTCTCGAAGATTACAAACTTGCTAAAGCTGACTATGACGCTAAACTTTCGGCATTCAACGGAAGTCAGAGAGAACGTGAACAGCGTATCAGCGAGATTGAATCTGAGATTGCACGATTACGAAATGAATTAGGAGGTGCTTAATGCCACAAACTGAAGCAGAGGGACGCTTGAATCTATATGATGATGTGACCCCCTTTGAAAAAACCGATAAAATTAGCGTCATCGTTGACGCTATTAGAAAGAAAACGAAAGGGGCCGATGTCCGTGAGGCCATAGCCCTTGGAATAGAGACTACATACGATGATGCAACTAAAAGCGGAAATACCGACATGGAAGTTGTTAAATCAAGAGACACCTTCAATACACTCTCAGAGCGTCTCGACAACATGGCCCAAAACCTTGATGGGAAAGCGAGCACGAAGTGGATTGAATCAAAACTTAATGCCATTTCCTCTAGTGCACCCAAGGCCGTTCTAAGCTCGCTGGAAGAGATTCAGCGTACTTATCCAAACGGCGCTAATGGTATCGTGGTCGCAAGCAATACCGGGAAATGGTACTACTTTAATGAGAGTGGCAGACGATGGACTGAAGGTGGCGTCTATCAATCCAGAGGGTTGAACGTTGATGAAGTGACAGCTGACAATATCGACTTCACAGAATCAATTGAGCAACTTCTAAGAGATAAGATTGAAGGTTCAGTCTATCTTTGGAACAACACATCAATTGGGACATGGGCCTCTAACGGATGGCTCCGATTCATGCCAATTCCGATTAAAAAAGGGTTTAAATACTATCTATCAAATATCCGTGGGATCTTCTCATTTGCGATTTCTAGTGACGGTGGACGACTCGTTAAGAAGTTTTCTGAAACAGATGACTTAGTCACTATGGAATACATCCCACCAGAAGACTGCATGCTCTATGTATCTTCTAAACCAGATGAGACCGCTAGAGTGTTTAACGCTTCTCTTGAGGACCTAAAAAAAGCTAACGTTGACTTCTCTAATCTTCCAGACGGCTATATCTCTCTTAAAATTCCTAAATTAACACTAGATGTTAAACCTGAAGAGCTGAGCTTTGCTAACGTCATCAAGCAATTGATTGATGAACGCACATTTAAAATTGGTCAAGTTTGGACTGGAAACGGAAACGGGACTTACGGTGCGCCCACTTGGGGCACTTATCCCAAGCTGTACATGCAAGCAGGCCAGACTTACGGGTTAAAGAACGTCCGTGGAGTATTCACTCACTACTTTGATATTTCAGGCAAGAAACTTAAAACCTTCTCAACGACAGACGTTTTAGTCAATCAAGATTTCACTCCAACCGAAAACGGCTATATCCTGATTAGTCGTTTGACATCAGACAAGCCTACGAAGGTCATCCAAGGCGGAAATGCTCAAGCTCATTATCTTGAGAACCTTGATTTTGGCTCTAGTGCCATTGCTTCTAAGGTGCCGTTCGTCATGCCAGATACGTCTAGGATTCAATTTGGAGCAGATATTACTGGTATTGATTCAACGCAATCAACGACGATTAACAATCTCGGATATATGAGCCCTACTAAAAAATGGGACAAGAGCCGTGGATTCATCGACACTATCGATGTCTATGTTAAGGACGCAGGGACATACAACTTCGCAATCGGAAACATCGACCAGAATGATTTGATTGTTTCTCCTCGTGTTTTCCAAAAAGAGCTCTCAGCAGGTTTCAATACATTAAACGTTCGTGGTGAAGACAGAGAAATCTTCTACGGTGAACAGCTATTCTTTGAATCTCATGACAATCGTGTCTATGCTTCGAAGGGTGAACGTAATTTGATTCAAGACGCTCAACACGTTACTAACAATGCTGGGTATTCTGGAAAGATTATGTACGAAACAGGACAAGCTATCCCGTTTAGCTATCGAGTGGCAAACGAGACTGCTGTTGAGAAAGCAGAGACCCTAAAACAGCGAACTGATAAAATCGAACCTATCGTTACAGAACTTGAAGTTTTCAAGAAAACACCAATGATTACCAGCCCGAACGGTACTAAGTTCCGCTTGTTGGTCGATAACAATGGCAATCTGTCAACAGTTTCAAATATTCCTAGCCGTGTAGCGGTGTTTGGTAACTCAATCCTAAGTCACCCGTGGCTTAAGGGCATGGGTATGGCTGCAAGTGCGCCAGACAAAGATTACTTCACATTGGTTAAGAACTACATCTTATCTAAAAACCCTAGCGCAGTGGTTGAGCGTGGGAACGGTGCGGATTGGGAATCTGATCCAAATAATCGACGTGGGACATTTGACAGCAAAATGAAGCAGTCACTAGGCCTAGATACAGATATTGTCATTTTGCAGTTTGGCGATAACTTGAATACTGACGAGAAGCGCAAGAATCTTGAAACAGACATCCCTAATCTTGTGAACTGGATTAGGGCGGCATCTCCAAAAGCTCTCATTTATTGGGTAGGTATCTACTACGCTTCACCAGACTTTGTTGATAGAATCAAGCGTATCTGTAAGCCACTGGGTGTTACATTCGTTGACATCTATCAGTATTCAAAAGATGCTAAGTATAAGTCTGAAATGGGCAAGGTGTTGAGACTTCCAGATGGTTCCAACTACACTATTACCAACGCTGGTGTGGCAAGCCATCCCGGAGATTTAGGACACAAGGCTATTGCTGACGAAATTATCAAGAATTTATTGTTTTAAAAAATGGGTGTTAAATAAATAAAAGAGGTACAGTACATTGAATGTTTCTGAGCTAATAGCTCACCTAGCCCCCACGGTTGGGGTGGTTGCGACTGGTTGGTTTGGGATGAAAGCTAGCAAGTCAGCTAACTTAAACAAAGAGCAATTCAGTGAGCTTAAAGGAGAGTTAAATACCATTCAAGAATCGGTTGAAGTCGTTCAAGATTTAGGTGAATTCAACGGCGAGAAAATCAACGAGTTAAATGACAAGCTGGTAGTGCATGATGAAGCACATTTGGTAACTATGTATTTGCGCTTAGAGCGTGACATTTCCAAAGAATTAGAGCGTGGATATACCACTGTCCACAATTCGGATGTGATCCACAAGATGCACTCAAGCTATAAGAAATTAGGTGGCAATGGGTACATTGATGCCCTTTATAAAAAATACATTAATTTAGAAGTGAGGAATTAACATGAAAATTAACTGGTCTATTCGTTTTAACGCAAAAAACAAAGCATTTTTGTACCGTGTAGCGCTTGCAATTGCACTACCTATCTTGACTTACTTTGGAATTAATTTCCAAGATTTGACAAGTTGGGATGCGGTGTTCAGCTTGTTTGGTAAGTTTGTATCAAACCCTTATTTGGTAGGTTTGACAATTGTAAACATCTTAAATATCATTCCAGACCCAACTACCAAAGGTCTCGGAGATAGTGAGCAAGCTTTGAACTACCACGAACCACGAAACGATAAGGAGACCTACTAATATGGCAACAGATAATGACATTATTCAATTCGCAGAAAATCTAGCTGACGCTGGTGTCGGTACCGATGCGGACGGAGCATGGGGAACACAATGTGTTGACCTGCCTAACTCTATCTCAATCAACTTCTTTGGTCGAGCTCTTTGGGGGAACGCCATTGACTTGCTAAACTCGGCGGCAGCAGTAGGCTACGAAGTCGAGTATAATCAAGAAGGCAACCTTGACAGCCGCCCACGCCGTGGTGCTGTATTCGTCATGGACACCACTTACATCTACGGGCATCCTTACGGCCACACTGGTCTGGTTATCGAAGATTCAGACGGCTACACCATGCGAACTATCGAGCAAAATATTGACGGCAACGCTGACAGCCTATATGTCGGTGGTCCCGCTCGTTATAATACACGTAATTTTGACGGCATCGTCGGCTGGTTCTACTTCCCAACAGATAGTCAATCACAACCCCCTGCACCAACTCCGACCCCATTTGATGGTATAATTACTATTAACGAGGAAACCGGAACATTCACGGTTGAAGTATCAGCTCTTAACGTTCGAGCTGGTGCCGGTCTAGGTGCTGAAATCGTGGCAGTCTATGGAACTGGTGAAACCATCAACTATGACGGTTGGTGTGACGTTGACGGCTATATCTGGATTAGCTACATTGGAGCTTCTGGAAATCGTCGTTATGTCGCAGTCGGCCAATCAGAGAATGGTCGACGTATCACATCATTCGGTTCATTCGCTTAATCAAGACCACGAACCAAAAAAATAAAACGAAAAGGAGTATATCACCTCCCCTCAGACCACAGTAGGGACATCATGGTGGTAGTGGTCGAAGCCTCAGCGTTTGCTGGGGCTTTTTTTATTTTGCAAAAAAACTGAATTTCTTTATAAAAAGTGTTGACTTTATATAGTACATGTACTATAATATAAATGTAAGGTTGAGTGACAGACAACCTTAACAAACATAGGAGGAAATAGAATGGCTAAACATAACAAAAAACGATGGCTACGGATGAAAGAGTTAAGCATTGAAATTAATATCTTTTTCATCAAAATAACCATCGTTTGGAAATGATAGTTCGGAGCGAAAGCTCCTAACTATTGTTTAGTATATTCTAACATAAGAAAAAATGAAAAACAACAGAGGCAAAATCATTTATAATAATGATCATCTGAAGGTGACAGTAAGAAAAACAACACGGATGGAAAAAATCACGTTCCTTATCGGTGTAGTGGTTGTTTTACTTGTATGGTGGTTGTTGGCGAAATAAGGAGGCAGTAATATGGCGGTATCGGAATCACAAAAAAAAGCGAATCAGAAATGGGCAGAACAAAACAAGGAACACAGAAATTATCTGTCAAAACGCTCGTCAGCTCGTAGCTTTATCAGAAATCATGCTACGGGTTCGGATTTGAACGAGCTAGAGGAACTTATTGCAGAAAGAAGGGACGCACTCATGACTGAAACAGAGAAAGAAATAAAACAAATCATCGAAGATGTATATGCTGAAGAGTTGAAAGAACAATCTTGGGAAGATGTGGCTGACATGCTCGATTTTTGACGAGACAAAGACGGATATATTCTGATGGAAGGTCGTGGGGTTAAACCTATCGACGGCGTTGACTACGTAGCTTATGCTGATAATGGTGTAATCTGGGAGCGATGAAAAAGGCTAGGAGAACCCTAGTCTTTTTGTGTATTGCATACAAAGCATTAGACAATCAAAATAAATAGAGGTACACTATAGATGTACTTTTACGTTCAATGTTTTTGTTTTTTTCATGTCGCTTGGTAGCATAGACTGCCAAGTTTTTTTATGCTCGAATAAAGAATTTTAGTGTCCTTGATTGAAATGTTGGTCGTGCTTCTCATTATCAGTATTCTCCTTTTGCTCTTTGTACCTAACTTGAGCAAGCAGAAGGATTCTGTTAAAGAGACTGGAAATGCGGCTGTGGTCAAGGTCGTGGATTCTCAAGCAGAACTTTATGAAATGAAGAATAACAAGACAGCTAGCTTAGCCGCTCTTGTTTCAGAAGGTCAAATCACGCAAAAACAGGCAGATTCATACAATGATTATTATGCGAAACATGGTGGCGAAAGCCGCTCAGTGGCCAATTAGAGCCTTTACCTTGTTGGAGAGTCTGGTGACTCTAGCAGTGGTTGCCTTTCTCACTCTGAGTTTGTCAGGCTCAGTCACAGGTATTTTTCAGCAGGTTGAGACTAATCTTTTTTATCTGCGCTTTGAGTACCTATACCGAGATAGTCAGCGATTGGCAGCGGCGAAAGGGGCCAATGTTGAATTGCAGTTGACCAAGGATAAAATCAGTAACGGAAAATCCAGTCTGGTGATTCCTAAAAATATTCATCTGGATAAGGGGCAGACGCTAGTGTTTAATGCCAAAGGAGGCAACTCGAGCCTCACCAAGATTCGTTTTTCAAGTGATAAGGAGGTGGTGACCTATCAGCTTAACTTGGGCAGTGGTAAATATAAAAAGACGGTCTCTTAG